TCGCGTGTCCGTAGCAATTCCCTTGCAAAGCCAGCTTTCAAAGTTTATGACTCTTCCAGCTCAAACTTATCAGATCGCTTTTACGTATGGCAACGTACCAGCAGTTCAAAACAATCAGTACAGACTCCCTTCAGGAGTGTTTCCACGGTTTAATCAACAGATTATGGAGTATCTTGATACCGAGGTGTGTGATGGTGAGAGTGTCGATTTTGACTGTGTGGATCAAGCAACGCAGCAAACTATCATGACGATTAGATATAATCCAGCTACTCAGTGTTTCATGATACGTTCAACTAATGCTCATAGTCCGTACATGTACTATGGAGTCTCTTTGGACCGATTGTTCATTCGTAATGCACGGATCGTTCCAACTAGCTCTGCTCAAACATTTACGGATCTGACAAGCTGGGTTGATCGTTCAGTCACCACAAGTGACCAGATACCAGATATACATAAGACCATTTTGGCAACAAGAATCCCACGTAAGCTTAGAACTTTGGGGCTTCATTCTGGTAATCAGGAACAAGGAGCGGCAGCGTCCATGATAGGAGGTTCAGCCTTGCAGGGTGTAGGAGGAGGCTTGACTTCGTGGTTTCAACAACAATGGATGGAGAACATGCAAGACAAGCGCTATACACAACAACAAGCGCTGCAAAAGATGATGCAAGACTTTCAGATGCAACTCTCCGCAGGCCTGTGGCAACACCAAACACAGATGCAAAAAGATCGCCTTAAAACTGAGTTTGATAACCAGATGGCGATGCTTTCCGAGAAACTACGTTTGTCGGGAGCTGCGTCGTCTGTTTCCACGCTCGGAAATCGGCCTGCCAATGGCTCTACGTGGAGAAATACCCCTGGGTTGAGTTTGGACAATCAACCAGAAGCTAATCCAGCTACCGTCCAGCAACCCGATGGTACGTTTTCCACGCGAGACGCTAATTTGCCGCAGGTGCTTCGAGCCCAACTTCACGAAGCAACATCAGAGCGGTCCACACCCGGAGGTGATCTTCATCCTGAGCCAGAGGTAAGCGATGTTCACGGTCTTTTGGCACGATCACAAGCGGAAATGACACCCGTACGTACTCCAACCAACATTCTAAGTCATGCTATGAAAGTAGAGAACGGAATAGCAAGTTCCCGCCTCCCCGCTCAGCAAGAACCAGCTGAATCTGTACAACAAGATTATCCACCACACGACTATCATCCATACAATGTGTTTTCAGGAAATTCAGACAACTGGGCTCTACCCCAACGAGAGCGACGACCTTTCAGATTCAATAATTCACCAGACTTTAACGGAATGGCAAACAACGACTTTCATTCGTTTTTGGACATGTTTGATCCGAAGACAAGAACAGTTTCGGTCCACTAATTCAAAATTAATGATTCATGGTAAACGGAATTATATATGACAGCCGGCCCGCTGACTTTAATTAGTTGTCGGGGTTTCTTCTTAAAAATCGGAAAAATGATCCGAATGCACTTCGTGAACGTGGAAAAGTTCTCCAAGAGTAGGCAGTAAGACGTTGAGATCACTTCTCATGCATCCACCGAGTGGGAATTTCACTTTCGCTGAGTTTATTCCAATCTCTATCCGAACTGTGGAAGAATATACAATAACAACTCATACGCTTAGTATGAAAACAACGCAAAGAGGACACATATTTGATTAATGTGGCTCCTCAGTATCAGTGGCGCGGTACGACTCATAATCTCATTTAGTTGGGAGTGAGATGAGCTAACCAAACGGAG